AATTACAGATCCTGTAGAAACTACTGATCCTTCAGTTTCCACAGAAACTACAGATCCCACAGAAACTACAGATCCTTCAGAAACTACAGATCCTTCAACTGAGGGAGTAGCAGATGATGGTACAGCCACAGATAGTGACACTGAAGAAGGGGAAGGGGAAGGTAAAGGTGAGGGCGCAGGTGAAGGTGAAGGTGAGGGTGAAGGTGAAGGTGAAGGAGCAGGCGGTGGTATGTTTGGAGGAGGCGGCGGTGGTGGCGCTGGAGGAAGGAATATTACTGAAACACTCTTCAGCGACTACGCTAGGAAATATCAAGCCCCTGCATTGCTAAACTCAAGAAGGTTTCAAGGCTATCAAGCACCTAGTTTATTTAAAGGAATAATTTAATGGCTACAACATATTTAGCTATAATGAATAGCGTACTACGCAGGCTTAGAGAAGACGAAGTATCAGAAGTAACTCAGACTACTTATTCTAAGATGGTAGGAGACTATATTAATGATGCAAAAGAAGCTGTAGAAAACTCACATGATTGGTCTACACTTAGGACTACAGTAGTAGTTCCTACAGTAGCAAATACTACAGAATATAGCTTGACAAATGCAGGAGAACGTGTTAAAATATATGGAGCTATAAACGATACTTCTAACTTTACTATGCACTATGAATCCCCTAACTGGTTTAACAATGCTTACTATATTTCAGGTGAAGTCTCAGGCACACCTGACTCTTATACTTTTGATGGTATAGACAACAATGGGGATACTAAACTAAGGGTTTACCCTAAACCAGACGGAGTATACAGTTTACGCTTTGATTTAGTTGCTAGAGAAAACCCTTTAACCAGTGACTCAAGTACTACAGTTCTACCTCAAAATGCTATTGTTCATCATGCTATTGCACTTTTATCTAGAGAGCGTGGTGAAACTGGTGGTACTACTACACAAGATTATTTTATTATAGCAGACAGACATCTAGGCGATGCTATAGCACAGGACGCATATAAAAACCCTGAAGACTTTATCTATAGGGCAGTTTAATGGCACAGCAAAGACAGAATATATACATTGGTGCTCCAGGATTTAGAGGCCTTAATACTCAAGATGCCCCTGTAGGTCAAGATGCTTCCTTTGCTTCTATAGCAGAGAATGCAGTAATAGACAGCTTTGGACGTATTGGTGCCAGAGAAGGTGTAAGTCTTATCACAAGCAGTGCTACACCTTTAGGATCTAGTGCCGGTGTAGAGGTTATAAAAGAGTTTACAGACAGGGCTGGTAATGTACTTGTATTTTCTACAGGTAATAATAAAATATTTACAGGGACTACAAGTTTATCAAACATTACAGGAAGCTTAACTGTAAATGCAAATAACTGGAAGATTGTCTCTTTTAACGGAGATGCCTATTTCTTTCAGAGAGGACATGATGCTTTAAAGTATACAGATAGCTCTAGTGCTCTTGCTGTTTTAGCGTCTGCCGCTCCTGATGCTAATGAATGTTTAGCTTCCTTTGGTAGACTATGGGCTGCTGATGTTGTTGGTAACAAGTACACAATGTACTGGACTAGTACTTTAGCAGGAAGCACTTGGAGTGGTGGCAGTTCTGGCTCTTTAGATTTAACTACAGTATGGCCTAATGGTTTTGATGAAGTAACTGCACTAGCTGAGTTTAATGACCTACTAGTTATTTTTGGTAAACGTAGTATTCTACTGTACTCAGGTGCTTCTAACCCAGCTACTATGGTACTCCAAGACACAATAACAAACATAGGCTGCATAGCTAGAGACAGTGTACAGTCTACAGGTTCAGACTTAGTATTCTTATCACATACAGGAGTTATGAGCCTAGGTAGATTAATACAAGAGAAGTCTAACCCTATAGGCAGTGTATCTAAGAATGTTAGAGACGAAGTAGTTAATAATACACTTCTTGAGACAGGGAACATTAAGTCTGTCTACAGTGCAGAAAAGGCTTTATACTTGTTAATCCTGCCTACTGTTAACCTTATATATGCTTTTGACATGAGGGGTAAGCAAGAGGATGGGAGTAGCCGTGTTACTACATGGCCCTTTACAGGGGCTTTAACTGCATCAAGAGCAGAAAGTGACGGCACTGTTCACTTAGGTGTTAAAGCTGGAATAGCAAAGTACTCAGGATATACAGATACTTCCGGTGTTTACACTATGAAGTATTACACACAGCCCTTATCTTTTGATGACCCATCAAGAGTTAAGATGCTTAAAGAAATTAACTTAACAATTATAGGTGGCTCTGGTAGTTCCGTAGTAGCCAACTGGGGTTACGATTACACACAAAGCTACAACAAGCAACTATTTGATGTAGACACTACATTTATTTCAGAGTACGGAGTGTCTGAGTACAACGTAACAACATCAGAATATAGTTCTGGTATCATTGTAGGTATCCAGAAGTTAAAAACAACAGGCTCAGGTAAAGTAGTTACTATTGGTATAGATGCTACTATAAATGGTAAAGCATTTTCTATACAGGAACTAAACACAGAAGCTATTATAGGTAGACTAATTTAATGAGTAATTATACAAAGACTACAAACTTTGCAGCTAAGGATTCCCTACCTTCAGGTAATGCTGCTAAGATTGTTAAAGGCGCAGAGATTGATACAGAGTTCAATAACATCGCTACTGCATCAGCAACTAAAGCTAATGCAAACAACGCTGCACTTACAGGAACGTCTGTATTCGCTACGTTGTCAGATGGCACTATTGCTGTCACAGGCTGGGTAGATGAAGACAACATGTCCTCTAACAGTGCTGTACTTATACCTACACAGCAGTCCGTTAAAGCCTATGTAGACTCTAATGTAACTGCACAGGACTTAGATGTAACTGATGGCTCTGCTAGTATTGACATTGACTTGGACTCTGAGTCTCTAGGTATCTTAGGCGGGACAGGCCTTACTTCCTCTGCCTCTGGTACTGGTGTTACTCTAGCTATTGATAGCTCTGTTACTACGCTCACAGGCACACAGACACTTACGAACAAGACGCTTACTACTCCTACTATCCTTACTTCGTTTACTATAGGCTCCGCTACAATCAGTGAGGCTGAACTAGAGATACTAGACGGCGCTACAGTAACCACAGCAGAGCTAAACGTACTGGACGGTATCACAAGTACCACAGCGGAACTAAACATCTTAGATGGCGTAACAAGCACTGCTGCTGAGTTAAACATCTTGGACGGAGTAACCTCTACTACAGCAGAACTAAATAAGCTAGATGGTTTTACAGGTGCTGTTGCTGATCTTAACTACGCAAAAGACTTAAATGCTACAGGGGTAACTGCTTCAGAGTTTAATATTTTAGACGGACTTACATCTACTACTGCTGAACTTAATATCCTAGATGGAGTCACAAGCACCACAGCAGAACTAAACATACTGGATGGAGTTACCAGTACAACAGCGGAACTTAATATCCTAGACGGTGTTACAAGTACTGCTAGTGAATTAAATATACTTGATGGTGTTACAGCTACTACAGCAGAGATTAACTATGTAGACGGTGTAACCTCCAATGTTCAGACACAGCTTAATACTAAAGCACCTATAGCTGGGGCTACGTTTACAGGCACTACTACTATACCTACTGCTGACATCAATGGTGGAGCTATAGACGGTACTGTCGTTGGTGGCTCTACTGCTGCCGCTGGTAGCTTTACTACTCTAGGAGCCTCTGGTGCTATTACAGGTACTCTAGGTACTGCTGCACAAGGGAATATTACAAGTGTAGGTACATTGAGTGCTCTTACAGTCTCTGGTAATCTTATAGTAGACACTAATAGTTTAAAAGTAGACGCTAGTAATAATCGTGTAGGTATTCTTAATGCTTCTCCAGATGTAACCTTAGACATTGGTACAGCCACAGACGCAATACACATGCCTACAGGAACCACTGCTCAGAGGCCTTCAAGTCCTGCTGCTGGCTACTTTAGATTTAATAGTAGTTTAGCCCAGTTTGAAGGCTACACAGACGCTTGGGGTGCGATAGGTGGCGGTGGTACTAATACCTTTACACATGATGTATTTACTTGTAATGGATCTACAACAGCGTTTGCATTGAGTCAATCCACAGGATCAGAAAATAATTTAATAGTATTTATAGATGGTGTCTTCCAAGAACAAGGCGCTTATTCTATAGCCACATCTAGTGGTACAACTACTCTGACTCTAAGTGTTGCTCCAGTTAACGGTAGAAAGCTTGTAGTATACTCAGTAGCTGCGGGTGTGTCTGGGTCTAACTTAAATATAGATACTATGACAGGTGATGGCTCTGACGTTACTTTGACATTAAGCATCAACCCTGTAAATGAAAATAATAGCCAAGTATTCATTGATGGAGTTTATCAAAATAAATCTACTTATGCTATCTCTGGAACTACATTAACATTCTCTACTGCACCCCCTAGTGGCTCTGCTGTAGAAGTTATGACTATGACACAGACAGATATAAATGTACCTGTTGATGGGACTATTACGTCCGCTAAGTTGTCTGGTGCTTTGACTACTCCAAGTACTCTAGTAGCCACTGGCAAGATCACCGCAGACGCTGGCATAGACATAGATAACTTTAATATTGATGGCACTACGATTGCCCTAAGTTCTGGCGACTTAACGCTAGACGTTGCTGGCGACATTATCCTTGATGCTGATGGTGCAGACATAATCATTAAAGATGGCGGGACTACCTTTCTTGAAATTGACAAAGATGGCAGTAACGCAAGAATTAAAAACCCTATCTCAGATGGGGATATTTTATTCCAAGGCAACGATGGTGGTTCAGGTGTAAATGCTCTTGTGCTTGATATGTCAGCGGCTGGTGCCGCCACGTTTAATGCTTCAGTTAATGCAGGTGCAGGATTAAAAATCTCAACAGACGGCAGCAATAACGGGGTTATAACTACTTTAGGACAAGACAAAGACATGTTCTTCTCAGGTGATGACGGTGGTTCTGGGATAAATGCTCTTGTTCTTGATATGTCCGATGCAGGCACAGCTACGTTTAATTCTCATGTTCGCTTAGGTGATAACAAAACTGCATCGTTTGGAGCAGGTAACGATATTGAGATAACCAGCGATGGCACAAATGGAACAATAGGAGCGCCTAACGGCAACCTACTCATAGCTACAGGCGCTAATGCAGTAGTGTCTACAAACGGAACGCAAGCATTGCTAATACGGACTAATGGACAGTTTGCAGCCAGTACTGATGGCAGCTTTGCAACAAATAAGGACTACACCTTTAGAGACGGTGTTGGCATAAGTAACCCAAACTCTTCCTCGTATTC